TTGTGCAAATTCTGCATTTGGGTCGGGTGTTCCATAAGGATTTACATTGCCAGCAAAATTAACAGCATCAATAAATTTCGCAAGTGTTCTTATTCTTGTTAAAGTTGCACCTGTTAAATCATTACCAGTTGTAGTTTCATTTACAGTAAGAAGTATTGATGTGATAGTTCCAAGAACATTACTTACAGTTAAAGTTGGTCTTGGTATCTGACCTTTTTGATACGCAAAACCTTCTGCTTGTACAGGAAATCTTTGATAAGTATTACCAGCCCAAACAATCTCGCCATTTGCATTTAAACTTGAACCAGCATGAAATCTGTATGTTGTTGCAGAGCCGTGTATTGCAGCAGTAGTTGTTAAAGTAAATAATTCGATAATAGATGATGGATTTATTGATTGAACATCACTAATAACACTACTACTCATGGTTCAAATACCTCTCTAAATGATGTTTTTATTTTTGCTCTATTATTATATGGAATTGTTTTTGTATAACCTTCACAAACAAATTTTCTTGAACCAGAAACTGTTGCAGTAACATTTCCACTATTTGTTGCGCTTGCAGAAGCAGTAACAGTAAAAGTATCTACAGAAGCAGAAGATGCAACGATAAATGTACCATCAGTTGCAGATCCACTTGTAAAATCTAACGTCACAGTTTTACCAATAGCAATTCCATGTTTTGTAATCGTTACTGTAATTGTTGTACCAGATTGACTATATGTACCTGTTTTTGATACACCCTCTCCATGTGGTGTAAAATCAAAACTTGCTTGGTCATTTTCTCTACTTTCTAAGAATGCTTCAATAACATCTGCATCTTCTTTCGATTCATTAAATTCTAGATTGTAAGTTTTAGGGCTTTGATGACTTGCTAGACCAAATAAAACTCTATGTTCATACCCATCTGCAAAACGTATGAGTCTTTTAACTGGTGCAGATTTTTTACTAAAGCCAACATAGGTAGGTGTAAATGATGGAAATGTAGCCATTATGCAAGTAAACCTCCGGGTCGTTTCTCTTGAACAAGTTGGGCTTGTATAGCAGCAGAAAGAACAAGACCAAGCTCTCTACTTTCTTGTTCATTACCTTCTACATTAGAGCCCGATGCATCTACATTAACAACAATATTATTTGTTACGCCACCACCAATACTATTATTTGGAATTATCGTACCAGCTACAGAAGGTACAAACAATTCTGGTCCTTTTTCTCCTACGACAGAAGCCCTGCCTACAGGTGGTCTACCACCATTAGCAAAGCCAGTTAAATTAGAAAATATACCAAAGCCTGTACTTTTAAGTAGTGTATTTATGCCAAGTCTTAATAATGAATTTGCTAAGTCATTTACAATTGATTTAGCAGCCTCTCCAAGTGATTTAGTACCATTAATTGCACCTACTAAAGCATCAGATATTTGTGAGCCAATTGTGTCACCTATCTCAGCAAAAACATCACTTAAACCTTCTGCAGCAGAACCTGCATCTTTAAGTTTGTCAACTTGACTATCTAGACCTGCATTTGCTGTCAAAATATCTGTAATTTTTTGTCTGTTCTTTTCTCCATGTATTTCAACAGCAGCATTTATTGCGTGTTGTAGTTCTACCTCTTCCCTGTTTCCATCTATGCTGGCTTGTAGTAATTCTTTTTCTAATTGTTTCTTTTTAAGAAAATCTTGAAACTTTTTAGTTTTTTCTCCCTCTAATTTATTTTCTTGTTCTTTTTTTAGAACAATATTATTTGCACTATCTTCAATCAATTTATCAGACTTAACAGTATTTAATCTACCTTTTAATATTCTTAACTCTGCCTGCTCTTCTTCAAGTCTTTTTTTAACATGACCTGCTCTTTTTTTGTTTGTTTTTTCAAGTTGGCCTTCTAAGGTTTTTACAACTTCCGCTTGATCTTCTATTGCTTTTGTAAGATCAGTTTCACCACCTGTCGTAACTAAAGCATCAAATTTTTCTTTTTCACCACGAAATTTAAAAAATGCTGTTGTTAAAAGACCTAAGCCAGTAGCAATCGCAACAAATGGTATTGCATTTAAAGCAATCGTAGCTATACCACCAGCTTTTGCTACAACTAATAAACCAGTACTAACAAGTGGTAATGCTATTGCAACTCCTTTTGCTGCAAGGGCAATCGCTGTAAAGACAGCAGCAGTTTTGCCAAGTGGCGATTTGAAAAGATTATCAGCAGCAGTAATTAAGGCTGTTAAACCTTTGGTAGCTGCAATTAAAGCTGGTTCTAATGCCTTACCTAAAGTTTCTGAAAAATCTCTAAATGATTCGCCCAATGAATCAACTTCACCAGCAAATCCTTCAGCAGCAGCTTGTGCAAGACCATTATAACTTTCTTCAACAATTTGTAAAATCATGGCATGAGCCTCTGCAATTTTATTAGTTTTCATTAACTCTTTTATTACTTCTGTTTGCTGTTTGGTAAAAGCAATACCAGAACGATTTAAGTTTGATAAATTTCTTTCAGGGTCTTGTAATGCTTTTGCTAGTTGCATAAATGAAGTGTTTACATCAACTTGGTTAACCTGTGCAATATCTGCTGCTGCTTGAGCAACTCTTGAATATGAATCAACACCAATATTTCTAAAACTTGTTAATAAGTTAAAACCTCTTGTAAATTCTTCTTGATTAAATAAAGTTTGGTTGCCTAATCTATTTGCTGCTTCTTGTAATTGATTTAATTGTGCAGTACCAGCACCTAAATTTTGTAAACCCTGAGTAAGTATTGCAACATCTCTTTCTCTAGCTTGAAAAGTTCCTATTGCATTGCTTACTGTTGCAACAGCAGCACCTACAGTTAATAACGGTGCAAGTGAAGTAGCTAATGATGCACCTAAACCTTTAGCTGCGGTTGATGTTGCTGCTAATGATTTTGTGGCTCCGTTTGCATTTCTTGAAAGTGATCTTGTTGCTTGCGAAGTTTTATTTAAAGAAGATATTGCATTTCTTGCTTCGACTCTTAAGGTAACAATACTTTCAGCCACTTAGCTTATCAAATACATTTCTTTTAGTTTACCTGTTTTTTGCTCTTTCATGCATTCTTTTTTCATTCTCATATTTATTTTCGTAATATGCAGCCCAATATATTAACTCTTCCTCTGTCATATTTTGTCTTAACTCTGTTAATGTTTTTCCTAATTCTGATGCGAGAAACAACTCGAAGTTAAGCCAGTTATTTCTCTTTAAACGTTTTTTGCTGTATCAACATCTATTTTTAGTTCAAATAAAAATAGTTCAATATCGTTTAAAACTTTCTCTGGTAATAATCTTTGTAAGTCAATAGCATCTGCCAAAGCAAACATTTTTGACCCATCTTCTTTTTGTGCAATCTGGCATAGCAGTTGTGTTGATACCATTAAGGCATCATCAGTACCAACAGCAGTTTGTGCTTTTTGTCTGTCGTATCTTGTTAATGGTGGAAAGTAAACATCAATTTTTTGACCAGAAGGCAACTCTAATATGTATTTACGTCTTGCAGACATTACATCACTGAAACCCTCAGTGATAATGTCAATGGTTCTTTTTGCTGTCATGTAGAAATTATTGTATTACCCTAATGTACTATATAGCTGATGTAATGGCACCTGATGTAATAAAGTTAACTGTTATGACTTGAATCTCACCTAAAGTTGCGCCATATTCTGTACCAGTAATAATTCCAGAAAAGCTAATTTTTTTTGCTGAAGTATCTGCATCAGGAAATAACTCAAACAAAGCATCTGCAGCATCGCCAGTTACCAAGACATCATCAATAAAAGACTGATAATCAGAGTTGCCAGCAGTATCATATAAAAGCTCACAAGAACCTTCTCCAGATATAAGACCACCAATAAAAGTTTTTGATGTATCGCCTTGGTTGGTTGTTTCCATTGTGTCTTTTGTAACGGATAAAGACCAAGACCTTGTAGATGCAACGTCAGCTTCTGTTCCTGCTGCATTATGGAACATAACCTTACCTACATCACCTTTAACTGCTGTTGCCATGACAATAAAAAAAAGTATTTATTATATGTTAACCTTTTTCTGACTTTTTCACATCTTTTTTAGAATTTTGTTGTGCCTCATAATATTTTCTACATTCTGGATCCCAATAGTTTGCATTTCTTCTACCTTTTACAGCTTCGATTGCGTCAAGCATTTCCTCTGTAATTTCAAGCTTTGCCATAATTAAAGTTCCTCGTATGTTTCAAAGGTTACACGTAGTTGTGTAACAAATTTACCCTCTGGTGGTTGTGAGAGTATTTCTGGTCCAACTACTGCATCAAAGATAACATCTGAAACTGTAATCCTATTG